ACGTACTTGTATTGTCTTGGTTCATTAGCCATTGTCGTTGTCCTTAATGTTAACAATGACACGCAGAATATTTAAAGTGGGATGAGCGTCGAAAGAGTCCACTAAGTTAGTCATGCATTATTATAATACAATTTAACTTATAAAGTCAAGATATTTAGTCACCTTGTGTAATAGTTAAAGAACATCCTGCTGGCGTTGAACAAGTTCCAGTCACTGTAGAACCATCGCTCATTGAATGCGGTAAACTGTAAGTTTTATTTGTTGATCCACTTTGAGTAAGACCAAAAGTCCAGGCGCCCCCACTTTCAGTAAGTTCAATAGTAGCCGCATGGTCACCTGAACCTTCCTGCGTAACTGTGGCAGTATTGCCATCACCTATAAAATCTAACATTAGATAGTGGTTGCCACTGTCTTTTTGTATCAGATTTGCCGTGTTACTGTTACCAGCAATATCAATAAATGCCGATTTGTTTCCACTGCCTGTTTGTAACAAATCTATACTATTACTATTACCTAATATCTCTGCTTCTGTGTAATGCCCATATGATGTGCTTACAGTAGTAGCATTTTGGTCAATATCCACTGAGTTTAAATTTCCTGTAATGTTCAATAGCAGATAACTGGGCTCACCTGCTTGTGTTATCATTACATCATTATCATCGCCATCTATATCTATATCGATATTATTACTCTCACCTGAATTAACCGCAGATACAGCACTGTTTATTCTAGTTTGTTGTGCAGAAGTTGGACCAGAAGAATATGATGGAGTTGCTGAACTACTACCACTCGATGAAGATGAATACAATCCTTCTTCTTCTGCCACCGTTGTGAGGAACACGGTCATATTAGAAGTGTTTTGTATATTGGTTTGAAACTGATCATATCCCATAGTAACTATTATGCTACCACCGTTGGAACCATAGTCCCATTTATACCAAGTGTGCCAACTACTGCCTGAGGAGTTGGATGCCATTGCTGTTCCGCCCGTGGCGTTAAACACTTGCCCTGCTCCTGGTAATACTTCTTGAGATGCTGTGGCGTAATCTCCCACTGACATACTATAGTAACACAGATCAGTGCTACAGGTGCCGGTGTGGTAGGACATGGTTCCCACGTTCATCTTGCTTTCGATCAGTGTCTCGATGTTGCTCTGTCTGTTGGAGGCTCCCTGAGGTGCGGCTATAATAAGTTTGCCACCACCACTCACATAAGTGTCATACACTGAACGACAGGTGCTACCACAGTTGGAGTTGCCTGCTATGTCAATCACCAGTTCCTTGCCTGACACATCACTTGAACTCACAGTGGTAGATGTGCTACCTGTAACTGTGAAACCTAATCCTTCATAATGCGACTTTAGACGACTGTATTCAGCACCAGTGTCTGTTGAGTTGTAGTAGATGAATAGATCATTGGCCCAGGTCGATGTAGCAACTAGTAAAGTTGTCAGAGCTAATATTTTTGTTAAGAATTTCATTGCTGTTGAATAATATCAATCGTAACGCTTGATCCACCTTGTACTGATATGTCTGCTGGAATATCGTCCTGCACGATATAAACATTACCTTCTGTTTCTCTAGGTAGACTTATTTCTGCCACGTGGGGAGGACGTTCGCTTCTCATAAAAATTTCTTCTTCGTTTGCATACCAAATTATCCAACTGTACTGCTGTATTGTTGGTAGCACTTCGTTAGTTTCTAGTTCGTCTCTGTCTAACTGTATTGTAGTTAAGTCCAACATATTATCTAAAAATTCAAAGTCCAAAAAGTTAATGTCTAGTTCGTAGTTGTTAGCGAGCTCATCTTCTTGGTCTAATTCGTTTATGTCTAGTTCGTCAAATTCCAATAAGTCTTTATCTAGTGGGTTGTTACTACGCTCAAGTTCTTCTTGTGCAAGTCTAACTTCTTCTGGTGGACTAACAATTAAAAAGTTATCTATCAGTGCCTCATTTATATCTATAAGTTTTGGTTCAGTAGGCATACTGTTTCTACTAGTTACTAATGTGGCTTGGAATGCTTGATTCATTAACACAGCACCCATATCAGTCATAACTTCGATCTCGCCTACGTAACAATCTATCTCATTACTAGTAGGGCAACTTGGTAGTAGTATAACAAGACTGCGACCTATCTCGTCTACAGTCATTGTAAAGTCTGTTCCTCGAACAGCAATAGTAGCAGTTGGTGTCTGTATGTTTACATTTTCTGCATTGTCTTTGGCAATCTTACCAGACGCATACCTAACTGTTCCTATTGCTACCTTCATTCCCAGTTTACCGGGCTTTTTATTTCCTGGATCGTAAAGAAACTCGTCTATCACGAGTTTGCTTTGTTCTGTCATCTTTACTTTAGTGTCGTCCTCAAACGTTATCCCTAACTTGCTTTTCGTAGTTTGGATAGCATCTTGCATAAAGACTTCAGAGCCTTTTTCAGATGGCAGTGTTTCTTTTTTTCTGCTGATTTCAGCAGGACCAGTTTGTTCCGTGACATTTCCTATCCCCTTTGCTAAAACAGTTGAAGAGACAAAAAATAATATGACAAATAATGTCCTACTGAACTGTAACATCTACGGTATTATCCTGTCCGTCCATGTCAATAACAACATCTGCACCTGTTACGTCATTACTAATATTAACTGTGTTATTATCACTAATGTCCGTTGTATCTGCACCTATTGTAACCGAGTTGGTCTGACTAGCACCGCTTGCTTCAATATTAACAATGTTGCTATCACCAGTAATGTTTGCTGTGTTACTAGTGGAACCGTCGGTAATACCTGTAGAACATTCCGCCGCAGCCACTGTGGCACCGTCATTGGCTCCACATACCGATACCCAGTTGGAATCACCTGTAACGTCAATGTCTACTGTTGTGCTTGATGCACCGTCGATACCAACATTAGTTTCGTTACTTCCACCTGCAACGTCAATATCAACATTACTAGATGTTGCTGAGTTTTCTATTTCCACGTCAGCATTGTTCAAGTTACCGTCCTGTGTTAAACTAAACGTTATACTGTCACCGCTAATAGTGGCGGCATCAGTTGAGTCATTTAAAGTGTTAGTACCATTCCTTTGAATGATATCAATATCAGTACTGTCACCTGCTTGTTCGATATAAACATCGTTAGCAAAACTAGAACTACATACCACAGCAACAAATAACGTGCTTATAGTCCTTAAAATACGCATTTTCTAATGCTCCCTTGGCTTTAAGCCTTCGTGCCCAGTTTTAAGTGATGGTACAACACTTAATGATATTTAAATAACTATGTCATATAATATACTGCTATTATATTGAAAAAGTTACTTTTCTATCATTTTTAGTTGTTTTTCGAACTCTTTTTGTAACATTTCCTCATCATTGAGCTCGTTTGCAACTTCATTTATTCGTTCCGAAGAACCCACAGTTACTGGATTTTCGTAATCCCAGTACCCATGCGTTTTGCCCTGCTTGATTATTTCTATTATACACGCATCAATTGCTCTTTGAAGTGCGACTGTTGTTGGTTCATTAGTGTAAGATCCTGCGTCAAGTTCTACTGCTTCGGTTCCCATTTCTATAAACTTAAACACACCAAAACTTTGTCCATAACTTAAAATAGTCTTAGTCCCACTAACTGCTACCAATACCTCGCCTGTTTGTGTAGAAACAATACGCATAGATATTGTCATTATATCTTCCCTGTATTCCTGTTGCACGCCTATACCTAAGTATCTGGCTCCACTACCTCCTGTTTTTATATTACTGTCATATCCTATAATTGCTCCTTCTAAAATTATACCTGCATACTTAAGTGGTTTCAACGCTCTCTTGTCATCTACGGTTTCACGCTGTTGTCTAATAATCTGTCTTTCTTTTGCAAGGTTGTCTAACCCCACACGCTCAATGACCTTAAACCATGTGCCACCGCCAACTTCTTTAAGGCTCTTGATTACCCAGTCAGCCGCTCCCTGTGTTACTGCTGTAGATATATGTGCAATTCTTTCACTGGGCTTACGTTGCCCAGTTTTATCTTGAAATCCATATACTGCAACATATATATGACCGTCTTTGGGAGGCGGGATAGACTTAAATTCCTCTTCTAGGCTTTGTGTTATTTCAGGCGCATCGAATGTGGTTTGTCCTGCCAGACTAGCACAACCTGATATAACCAAGCATAATAGGAGTATTAATATATTTCTCATCAGAAAGCAAAATCTCCTACAGGTACAGAAAATGTGGATAAAACGTCTCCGTTGCTGTCTGACACAGTAACAGTTATAACATCATCAATACGAGACCATGCTACCGTATCTCCAAATGGCGTTGTTACCTCGCCCTCTGCGTCCTCTGCTGAGCCTTCACCAAATAAACTATCACTTATCTGCTTACTCAGCTGACTGTAAATCCTAGACTCTAAATTGTTTTGAAACTTCCATGTATTAGTAGAACGCAAGTCCCTGTCTGCTTCGTCCTGTAGTGCTTTTGCGGCTTTTTCATTGTCTTTACGACGGTTAGATTCCAACTGCTCGATAGTTAATACGTGGGCACTATACCCTATGCCGCTAAAGGCAGGGCTTTTGTAGTTGAATGTTAAATTATCTGCTAGTACTAGTACTGGCACCATAAATATCAGTGTTAATAAGAATTTCACTCAGTCTTCCCTCAATTATTACTATATTTGTATTTACTCGTTAAAAAAGACATAAACATACATGTTTAATGTAGATCACCTTTACAGTATTTTATACTCTAATTTGTTACAAAAACATAACCTTCAGGGTCTTGTATTAAAGCAATTTGGTAAATGTGAAACGTCCAAGGATATTATTCCATATCCAGAAACTCCTCTATTTACTCATGAAGATGTTTATTTTTATGACCAAGAACCGTTAGGCTTCAGTACTAAAATACCACAATCGATGTATGATGTAATAAGAAATCTTCAAGAAGATCGTTGGGATTTAAAGTACAATATATGGGCAACTAGTGAGAAAAATAATCCGTTATTAGACTCTTTTTGTAAGAAGAACAATTTAGTTAAATGGTATTATTTTTACCATGCATTTGCAAGCCTAGACTGGCTACGTTCTGTCCAATACATGCCTAGAGTAAACATATACGAAGGTGCATCTTTTATCAGTCTAAATAATTTATGCGATGGACCCAGAGTATATAGACCACTGTTTGTTGCAAAATTATACCAACAAGGTTTACTAGGTGACGGTATTGTTTCATACAATGCTGGAGATTTTAGTAATAACACCTTTTTATCAGATAAAGATAGAGAACTACTATCAAAGTTTAGTGGCTATTATAGATTGCAAACTAGCTCGTATATTAAAGATAACGCTAGTGCTGAAATGGAACATAACTTGTGGACAAGTGCATTCTGGCATATTGTAAGCGAGACTTGTTATTATGAAAAAACCAATCATTTAACAGAAAAAACATTCAAACCTATTGCATCAAGACAGCCTTTTATTATACTAGGAACACCCGGTAGTTTAAAGTATCTTAAGAGTTATGGATTCGAATCATTTTCCACAGTAATTGACGAAAGTTACGACTCAATTACAGACCCTGTTGAAAGAATGGATGCCGTAGTTACTGAGGTTAAGAAACTTTCTAGTCTAAATCAGACTGACAAAAAAGATATGTACAATGAGATTCTTCCAATAATCCAACACAACTATGAACATTTTTACAACGGCTTATTTGATTTATGCTGGGAAGAATTAACAACAAACTTTAAAGATGCTTTAGATACCATATCTGACATACAGGAGCCCGTAACAAAAGATATTAGGATTAGTACGCTGGACAAAGAAATATTAAGTTATTCTGCGTTGTCAGGAAATTTCGGAAGATTATTCAGAGACAAATTTAAGACTTTACTGCCCAAGGACTGAAGCCGTCACTAACTTGTCTGTAACGTTCATGTTTATTTTTGCCATCTATCTCAAACGTAAAAATAGCAAATACAGCGTTTTCTGTGTTGTCAGTAATTACAGAATGGGGAATATCAGCCTTGCCTATAAATGCACAATCAGTGTATGATTCTACTATAGGCATTTTACTAGTTGACAGCCAGAAGTCTTTAGTCCCTTTTTGGCCGGGCAAAGTAAACGCATAAAAATTAGGGTATCCCTCGGGCGGAACCCAGCCCAGCTCTTGGCCAATCATATGTCTTCTGTAACGTTCACTGTTATGTATGTTCCATGTGCAACCCTTAGAAAGGTAAAATAAACCCTCATGTGAGTAGTCATCTTCTCTACTGGTTTCTTGAACTATAACGCTTTCGTTGTTTGCAGGTAAAGGGAATATTTCTACCCAACTAATCTGAAACGGTAAGTTGTTATGCACAAATTCAAGGAAGTCGGCATTCAGTATTTTATGTGCGTCAAGACTGGATAGCCTACTCTCTCCACTTCCATTAATAAGATACCTTGTCTTAAATTCTGTGTTGTCTACTTGTCTAAGACTTTTTATATCTATGTCTGGATCTAATAGGTTATCGTCAAATGGAATCTTGTATGTTTGATATCGATGCACTTATTAAAAAGAAGGCTAAAAAAGCCTTCTTTATTATCCTAGGTAATCTGCAAATGTAGTTTCGTATTCAGAAATGGTAGCTACACCAGTAATAAAGACGCAAATGGCCCAACCTACACCGCCAGCACCGTTTGAACTGTTTACTGGTTTGTGAAACTCTAGTACTGTAGGAGGACTTGCTGATGTAACTGTGCAATGAGCAGTTAAATTAGATACATGTTTCCAGTTTGCTTCATTAGTACCATCTGCTCCTGGGGACACATAAACTTTACTGTCGCCTTCACCACTTACTTCAGTTAAACCTGTTACATCATAACATCCGGTTGTAAGGCTATCACCGTCCCAAGATTCTATGATACCTGCGGCGTTTTCTGTTACCACTAATCCAGGAACTCCATCGTAGTTAGCAGGAATTTTGTAAATTTCTATGTGTAAAACTGTTAATCCCAAAGTGGTTAAAATATTTTTAAACTCTGTAGATAAAACGTTACTAATAATAGAAGCATCGGTGATGTCTCTTGACATATCTGTAGGTCCAGAGCCTAATGCTAGGTATGTGTGACCATTTGCACCTGCTTGACTTGTTGGTTGTCCTGCGAAGTCATATGACGTATTTCTTACTGTGACGCCAGCACCTAAGTTTAACGCTCTTAAAGCCATATCTTAATCCTTAATGTTATATTGTTATATTATTTATGCGTAAGACCCCACTTTGCGCCATAATCAACTATATTCTCAGGCAACTGTCTTACTAATGCAATTCTAGTTGATTCTAAGTTTTCGACGCTGTGTGGATCTTGTACTGATAATTTGTACCACTTTCCCTGCTCTAATACTTCTGAATGCACTAGTTCTAAATCTTCTCTGGGAATTGCTTTAGTAGGTGGGTACTCTTTACTTGATAGTTGTTTGTAAAAACAGGTAGAAACATTATCACCACCTGGTTTAATAATGTACATAATAGTATAGTCTCTGTGATCGTCCCTATGTGGGACTAGGTATGAGCCTTTATCCAGTGTTTGAATAATCCAACTATACTTGTCTTGATTGTTATCCTTAAACCAATTTGTTTTAAGTTTTGTTAGGTCTACGTTGTATATAGTAAACAGAGCTACTTTATCCATCTCTGGAATAAACTTGTAACTATATTCACCTGTGTCAGGATTTGTATCAAACAATTCTGCTATAACATCTTCTGGGATAGCAGGAATATCCAGGTGCTCAATATACATTAACTGTTTTCTGCTTCCTCTAACACATGGGTGTAATAGGAGTCTAGCTCTCCCTTAAATTTTCCCATTAAATGTTCTATCGCCTGCTTACAAAAGTTATAGTCTTTCTTAATATGATTCTCTACAACTTTTTTATGTAGACTAGTCCATTGCTCTAGACTGCTTATTTCCTGTAGAGGAATAGTTTGCATGTCTAGAACAACTTGTGGCTCCACAGTTATAGTCTTGTCGCCTTCAGTCTGTGTTATAGGAGGCAGTGGCAGTAATGTATATGTTTCATTTAATTTTTCTGCCGCTTGTTTATTGAATATTACATTCATGAAGTTCTTCCTATCCTTACATCTTCTATTTTAGCACCATTGCATGATACTTCCTTTAACGCCCAAGCAATACTGCCTTCTCGCCTTGCAAAACTTCTTCCTTGGCCGTTTTGGTAAACTGTCTGTGTTTTGATAACCCAATCTTTGTCGACGTAGTAATCAACAAGTGGTTGTGTTAGTCCACTTGAACAATCTATTGTTGCTTCGCTTACTACTCGCAATACTCCTGTAGCGTGTCCTGGAACAATTTTTGCGCCATCCGTAAATTCAAACATTGCATATACATGTCTAAATATAGAAGCCTTTTCTATCTTGTTTACATTTATATACAAACGTCTGTTATCAACGTGGCCTACTTCTTTCCATCCTGTTGGATCGTTTTCTAGTTGTCCAAATCTGCTAGTTTCGTGTGGAGTAATATCTAATATATCTCCGGTGAGTTCTACACCATCTTCCAGTATTAACGGGTTATCTTCTGTGTACTCTTGAGCAAACACTGCTTTAAACAAAATGCCAAAAAACACAAGTGATGTTATAAAAAATGCTATTATCAGACCTACTAGAAATTTCTTTTGTATCTGAGTCATCGTTTTTTCCTATTTAATATAGTATTTAACGATTAAGCCCTAGTAATCTAAAAACTTTTTGTACTGCTTTGGCTTGATAATAACAATCTGTTAGTGCATTGTGCGCACCTTCAAAGTTCTTTGGTCTAGGATCCTCATTGACTAATTTAAACAATGTTCTCGAATCTCTAATTTGCCAGAATTGCCAGGGCACAGGGCGTTCCAACTGGCGTAGCATATTTTCTAATAGAGCAATGTCGAACACAGGTCCTTGGGCCCATATATTGTCCACGCCTACCATAAAACGTGATATGCTATCGAATACTACATCTAATGGTTGTCTGTTAGTTGTGCCTAGTGCATCTTCCCTTACTTCTAATGCTTGTCTGCCCCACCATGCTATAGTCTCCTCGTCGACACGCCTACCCATTTTAAGTTGACTATCTACATCAAGCCTATGATAGATACTGCCGCCTTCAGCATTAGACTTAGGATCAAACTTTAATGCACCTATTGTGAGTATAACAGAGTCGGGCGGTGTCGCCAGAGTCTCTATGTCGATCATTACATCCATGTGTTATTCTGCTTCGAGTTTTACTTGTAGTGGGAAATTATGATTACGTGCAAGTAATGTTACTTCCACGCCTTTTTGTTCTGCTATTTCATAGGGATAAGTGGCAACGACTGCACTTCCTAATTCATGTATTTTGTGCGTTAGTTCTGTTGCGGCAACGTGATCATAGTGAAAAACGGCGATCAGACTAGATATGACAAACTCCACAGTTGTAGTTTCATCGTTAAGGTAAATTACATTATACATAGAAGGCTCTTTGATCTTCTGATCGACCTTTGGTTTAGTTTGTGTAACTTCTTTTGTGTCTGCCATGTTTTCTTTCTATAAGTTGGGGGACACAAAGTCCCCCTTGTTTGTGTTTACTTAAATGTGATAGCAAGTTTTTGTGGTTTCATTTCCTCTGGTACTTCACGTTCTAGTGAAATACGCATTACGCCTTGCTCTACAGTTACATTTTTAACTTCAACATGTTCTGCTAAGTTAAATGTTCTTGTAAAGTTTCGGCTGGAAAGACCACGATAAACATAATCTTGCTCCACTTTGTCTTCTTTTACCCCTTCAATGTGAAGTTTGCCCTCATGTACTGTGACATTAAGGTCATTCTCTCCAAATCCAGCCACAGCAACTTCGATAGTGTATGCTTCGTCACTATGCTTTACTACGTTGTATGGTGGGTAGCCTTGTTGTCCGACTTCCATTGAACGGTTAAGTTCATCAAAAAGTCTATCAAAGCCAATTCCGAATCTGGAAATTGTAGGTAAATCGTATGTGGTAAGTTTATAGTTTGTCATGTCTTTATCTCCTTTTTAGCAAGTTAATGACTGTAAGACCCATTAGGCATCTTACACTATTATTTATACAGGAACTCTGTACAAAAGTCAAAATTTCTTTTCTGGTAATCTGTCCGAAGCAAGTTTTTTAAGCCATCGCTTTCTGGCTTGAGCTTTCTTTTGCTTACGTGCTGTTGTTGGTTTGATATACTCTTGCTTCTTTTGTAGTTGCATGAGTTTACCATTATCCTGTATCTTCTTTTTAAGTTTACGAAGTGCCTTATCTACATTACCGTCTGTAACATATACTACAGTACCTGTAGGACTGCCTTGTGAGCCGCTTAGGTCAATATTACGATTTCTGTATCTCATATTTTATTGTTGCCCTTTTATTTTCCTTAATAACTTTTTCTGTAATAGTAATACTCTTTGCCTGTTTTGCTTTCAACTCTGTTATTTCAAACATATACGGCTGTAATACTTTTTCCATCACAGCCTTTAATCCTCGAGCACCTACTTTAAGTTTAACTGCTTCTTCTGCAATAGCCCTTAGTGCGCCACTGTCAAAGTTTAACTTAATGTTGTCTACTGTAAAGTAGAACTTCATTTGTGCCAACAAGTTGTTTTTAGGTTCCTTAATTATAGCGACATAATCATCTAATGTCAAGTCATTTGTATGCACAATGACAGGAAATCTGCCCGTAAACTCTGGAATCATACCAAACTTAACAAAGTCCTCGTGTATTATTTTACTTCTATCAGTTTCACCATTTTTAAGTTTACTACCAAAACCAATTGCATTAGCATTTATTCTCTTTTGAATTATCTTATTTAAATCTACAAACGCACCGCCTGCTATGAACAATATGTTGCCTGTGTCAATCTCAACACTGTCGCTAACGACCATCTTCTTGCTGGCTTTGACTGCTATCTTACACTTAGTGCCTTCTACTAGTTTGAGTAGAGCTTGTTGTACACCTTCGCCACTTACATCTTTGCTAGTAGTACTAGACTCGCCTTTACGTGCAATTTTGTCTATCTCGTCAATAAACACTATACCTTGTTCGCACTTCTCAACATCAAAATTTGCTTCTGCCAGTAAACGTTCTATAACAGACTCAACATCTTCTCCTACATAACCTGCTTCTGTTAGGCTTGTAGCATCTGTAATAACAAAAGGTACGTTGAGGTAATCTGCTATTGTTTTTGCTAGTAGTGTTTTACCAGATCCAGTAGGACCAAATAACAATAAGTTACTCTTGTCTAGTTTAATGTTTGTGTTGTTGAATACTCGCTTGTAGTGATTAACTACTGCAACTGCAATAGCAGTCTTGGCTTCGTCTTGCCCTATGATGTGTTCATCTAAATGTTCTTTAATAGCAACTGGGTCTAGTGCTTCTTTAATTTTAGGGCTAGTCGATGTTTTGCCCGACTTCTCTTTTTCTTTTGCTAGAATGTTAGTACACAACTCTGTACATTCGTCGCATATTCCAACATCATTACTAACAATTAATGTCTCTACTTCTGCCTTACCTTTACCGCAGAAGTTACAAACTACTTCTGGCTTGTCCTTAGTATTCATTGACATCTTTCTAAAATAAGTTCTGATACAGTTTTGTCGCCTGACCTAACTGCATTCTTGTGTTCTAGTAATTCTTGTTTTAAATCTATATGATCTGTTAATTGTGTACTATTAATTACTATGTAGTCAACAGTCTCTGCTACTTTACTTAACCATTTTATGTCATTACTATAACTTCCGTAAATATAGAAGTCAATATTCATATCAAAGTTGGTAAATGTGTCTTTAACTTCTACTAGCTCGTCCATGCTTATATCAAACAGTAGAAACTTTTTGCTGTCTCTGTTTAGACTGTCTGGTGCTGATATAATGTTGATCTCACTTACCAAGTACTGTTTCCTTTTTCAAAAAACGCTTTAGTTCTTCTTGTTCTGTTATTGTAAGTTCTTCGAGAGCATAATCGCCTCTGTTGATCCGATCAATTAAATGTTTTAAATAATCTTCATCGTAAGTATAAGTGTCTGTTTTGTCTTTGTCAAGTTCAAACCATTTACTACCGTCGTATTTGAACAACTTAGTTGGCTTACTATCAACACGAAGGAACATGTCGCCTTTATTAGGATTATCTGGGAATTTTATACCAAAACCTGTCTTACTTTGATTATGGCTTGCATTGTCAGCCTGTAGAGCAAATTCTTCTTCTTTTACTAATCTAAAGTATTCTGCTTTAGTGACTTCTTTCTCAATAACCTTCTCTACTTCTACAGGCACTTCAACTATCTTCTCTACTTCTACGGGTACTTCGACTATCTTTTCAACAACGACTTCCTTAGGCTTACGTTCTAATTCGTCTAAAGCCTTATCCAGTCGCTGTAGAGCTATTTGATACTTGCGCCAAATGCTCTCTACGGTTTCCTGATGCTTATGCATCTGTTCCTAAACGTGAATTAATTTTTGCTTCAAGTTCTGCAATATCGCTGGGCATTGTAAAGTCAATGTCTAAGTCGCTTTTGAGTGCATCATTTTCGTCTATTGCTGTACTCAAACGCTCTAAACTTGTGCGGTACTTGTCCCATATTGCATTAATTTCGTCTTGTGGTTTAGCCATGTGTTATGCTCCTTTAATTTTCTTTTCTACTGAGTTTTCTAATTCTGCAACATCTGCAGGTATCGAAGTGTCTACGTTGGCTTCAACGTAAACTTCTTTAACATGTACTTCAGGTTCTATGTTCTTTTTTTTGGGCGAGTCGTTCTCTAAATTCTCTCGCTCCTCTTTGGTCCATTGGAATTGTTTAGTAGCGGCAAGGATGAGTGTAAGTGCTAGTGGATCAAACACTACAACTAGTAATATAATAACCCAACGTACTGCACGTTCTAACATGTTAACGTCAGGATTGTCACCGTAAATTAGTGCGGCTACGTACTTGATTGGACCTACTTCTGCTTCTAGTTTGCGGTATTCTTTTTCGTATACTGCAATCTCTTCATTAATTTTATCTATTTCTAATTGCTCTAAGTCAACTAGGTTTTCAAGTTCCTCTATTCTATTGTCTATATCATCTGTTTTAGTATTAGCGGCATTACGCAACTCCTGTATTCTAGAATTAATAGACTCTAGACTACTTGCATACTTGGCGTCAATGCCTGCAAGACGCTCATTAAGAGTTGCGTTGATGTTTTTGATTTCACGTTGTGCGGCACTGGCAACTGAAAGCTCATTGTTCTTGGCTGTTTGTACTGCTTCCAATTCAATCTTATTAATTTCAGCAATGGCTTCGTCCATTTTTCCTTTACTGAATGAGTTCTTAAACCTTTCTTGAACTTGTGCTACATCTTGTTCTTTACGCTTTTGTGCCGCCGCTATGTCTTTGTCTTTACGGTCTGCGGCTTGTTGCAAACGTTCTTGCTGTAGTGTTATTTGTTTTTCAGCATCAGCACGAGCATTTGCTTTTTCTTGATTAATCTGTTCCCGCACTTCTTTAAGTGCGTCTTGGTCCCGGTCTACCAGATTATCTACACGCTGATCTTCACCTTTGCTAAGTCTACCAAGCTCTGCATTCCACCTAGCAATTTTTGCTTCGCTTCTGGTATTTTTACTTGCTAACTGGCTTACTTCTGCACGTTGCTCATCGCTTAATGCAGTCTGCTCAATATGTGCTTTTGATAAAAAACCAAAAATACCCATACTAGTAACAAACATAAGAATAGCAACTGCTGGTATTAGGTAAACTTTAAATGCTAGTGGCATTCGTTGCCAGTTGTGATGTAGCCAAACAGTAGTTGCAATTTTGCCTATTTCTAATGCTCCGCCCATAACAATAACAGGCATTGCGGCGGCTGCAAAAATCGCAATAAGTCCAATAATGCTATAAAAAGCGGCTATAGCACTAATGGACAGTGCAACAAGTAATATAAAATATCCAAAAATCATAATATGTATTTATTAGTGCTCTTCCCTGCTTCTCGGCAAGTACATATAAAGGTTTCTTTGTTCTTCGGTAATATTATCCCCATACCAAAACTTCTTATGAGTGTCATACGTTTCTGCCGCTATGTTAGCCAGCATGTTTTCTAATCCCGGCAAGAGATCTTCATCTAAATCTAAGATTTCTTCGTTATCCCAGTCTTCATCTAATTTTTTATCTGTCATTCGACCTCCTGGTTCTTATGTTTGGACTTACGAGTGTACTTGGTACGATCTCGCTCTACTTTAGCCTTATATGGGCCTTGACGATTTAGCAATTCTTTTGCATATGGATTACGTTTTTTTAGTCTATTAATTACTGAAGTCATTTTTCCCTCTCAAACTTTTTATATGTAAATAGTATATAGTCATTTGGAAAACTTGTCAATGCTTAAAACTATGATAGCTGGTAAACTTACGGAACATAAGATTCAACCCAATCAAGGTGGGTACCAATTCTGTCATATTGTTACTGGTGAACAAAAAGCATACAAGTGTTTTACCTGGTTTGCTGACAATGCCACTGGTCGTTGGGCTTGGCAACATACTCCCTGGCGATCTGAGAATAAACAAGAATACCTTATATTCTTAGATGATGAAAAAGACATTCTAACGTTCACCTTAATGAATTAGTTACTTTTCCCACCGATAAAAAATGTGATCTTCGATCTCTACTGTCTTAGTTTTAGTATTTGCCCAACTTGGACTAACATAATCTGCGTGGTAATGTGTAGCACCTTCTGTTATGTCAAATATCTTAACACTACCCATTAATATTTCATTTACCATATACCTAATAGCATCGTATGCCGCTTGGTCAGTTACTTCATCGGACTTACCGTCGCAATACCAACTAAAATGACACTGGTGTCTAATAGGCACTAATTTTGTTAAATCTTTCCAACTGCGGCGATGTGGGCCTTGCATTACTACTTCACATATGGTATTTGGAAACCTGCTATCATCGACACGATTAAGTGTTACATACATTACAGCCATCTGACCAACTATAGGTTGATTTCGAGCTTCGTGGTAAATGTTGTCATACAAACATGTTAGTTGCTTTTTATTGAAGTACCTGTAAATTTCGTTGTTGGCTTGAACAGGAGTAATTATATTCTGAAGTTGTATTACTAATATACTGCATAAAACAGCAATACCTACTAAAAGCATAGCGTAAACTCGCATTTTTGCTCCCTTTAATAGTTTAATACAGTATTATATAGCCTGTCGGCTATTATGTCAAATGTTGACCGTAAGTCCTTTATCTTTTAGGATTTTTTGGTTTTGTCCTGCTAACAGACTACTCTTAATTGCCTCACCTATAGTGTTCGACTCGATCAGATCCAATAAAATCTGTCTAGCACCTAAATTGTGCTGATCTCTGCCTATACTAGGTAATTGTTCTGCGAAAGATAATGCGATTGCCTTACTGGAAGAAAAATTAGTTGTATCTATATCAACTTTGGTTAGAAGTGCTTTCGAGTCGAAAACTTGTTTGCCTATGGCGTCCCAGTTGTTATATATTGTTTCTGACGCCTGTCTCAATTCTAAACTTCCAATAGATAGAAATGACCTAAGGTTGTTATAATAGGTGTCAAGTGCTGTTTCTATAGCCGCAATAGCTAGAGCTTTACTAGCATACGATCCTGCTCCTACCCCAGTTACAACATAAGGTGCTCCGCCGGCATCAGCGGCAACGCTTATTATATTATCATAGCCTGCTATAATGTTAACTCCGTCAGAACTTGCCGAAACCACTGCTAGAGCTGTAACAATCTCATCTAATCTATTTTGTAAGTATGTTCCTGATACAGGACCTAATATATCTCTCACAGTTGCTTGTCCATACACCCCATCTCCTGTGCCAACCTGTGCAAGTATTGTATCTGTAGTATCTGTGGGTAATGTTAAGGTTATATTATCTAAATTAGATAATGCTCCTGGTGTTACTAACGATTTTATAAGATCCCCTAACTCAATATTACTTCTTATTCTTATTCTGTTAAACTTTGTAAGTGCTTGGGCTACTTCTGTGTAACTGCTAAAGTTTATATTATCATATGACGTCAATAAACTCTTCTTAGGGTTTAAAACATCTGCCAATGTCCTTACTCTAGGGTTATTAGCAAACTCAAATCCTTTTCTAAATTCGTCATTAATGTTTATATTGTCTAAAAGACTGTAAAAGAAGTCCTCATATGATGTGTTGTACCAGTCTATGTCTGTAGACAAGTCGAGTGACGATATAAAGTCCTCTAATGGCTGAGCTAGGCCAAGTTCGTTGTCTATAACAAGTTTAGCCAGGCCTCTTGCAGTACCAAACAACTCTAGATCCTTATAATCAAATATGTTGCCTAGCCCTATAATGTCCTCGCCAAAATTATTAAGGTTATCTTGTGTGTTTACTATTAGGAATCCTGTCAGACCTGCTGTTACAGTATCACTTTGGACATTAACTTTAGCACCATGATCTTCTAGGTTCGTATAATTTAGTGTACTAATGTTATCCATGGTATTGAAAACTGAGGTAGCGTAACCATTCGATTGTATTAGAAACTGTAGGAAACCTGTATGATCACCACTTGCAAACAACGTTGTAGCGTATGTGTAGTAAGCAGAGCGTAAACTAGATGTAGGTGTTACAGTAGTGTAGGCACTAGGCACATTACCAACAAGTCCTGGCATAATGTCATTACCTAAGTCGCTTATGTCGACACCTACGCCATCGGCATCTGAGATTGCTTGTTGCGCTTTAGAAATAATGTTGGTGTTTGCATATTCTGTAAACAGGGTGTTCACAAAACTATTGTCTAGTCCTTGGTCTTGAACTAGACCTCTTGCGGCAATGATCGCTAGGTGCTGTGACATCTATTACCCACCACAGATTACTGTGGATTCTCCTGTGGCGTTATTGTGTCCACAGTTATTTGCGTCGCCTATACGAGTTACACCTCTACCACCAGCAAACACAGTGCCACTATGCCCCACTACTACAGGAGCACAATGAGGTGCACCTACAGGAATACACGCCGCATCTGGTGTTAAGACTGATCCCTTAACAGCGCAGGCGTTTCCGCTTATTATTACATTTTCAATTACATTAGACTGTATTACACCATTTGCAGTATTAATGTCACTTCGTCTGGATACTGGCGGCACTTACATCTCCTTTGGCTATCTGTATACCCGATGTGCCTTGTATATAACTATCAGCGGCGTCTTTGGCAGTAGTACCATGAAACACAATATGCTGATTTTTTAGCACTACTGTATTTATTTGCGCTGTCATGCCCATTGGTATCAAAGCCATTCCTTGTTGACTTGGCATCAGTGAGAGAGGTTTTTCTACTTCAAACCCTTCTTCTTTACACTCTACAATTCTAGCAATACATTCCTGTCCTGTTACTAACATGAAAGTTACAATATCACCTTTGTCGTACTGTGGTTTGTTAATTAGCATTTAGTTCCTCAATTCTCTGTTTAATAACTTCTAATGGTGCTTTTGCAAGTCCTTGGTAACCACCTTCTACAAGTAGTTGTCCTTTTACATACAGTTGTGGCACTGTCTTGTGACCCTCTGCTAAAACAAACTGCTTTGCTGATGAGTCTTTAATAATATTAACTTCCTCGTATGGGATGTCGTTTTTCTCCAGTAGTGCCTTTGCCTGAGAGCAGAAAGGACAATGGTCTTTTGTATATAATGTAATCATAAGAATTTTTTCACCTTTTCAAATACTTCATCAAAGTTTGTAATAACTTCTTCGTTGTTATCGAACACAATGCTGTCCTCTAAATTAGGACAAGCATCACATATACAGTTGTATTCGTCTGCTGAGCAGTCAGCAATATTGTCGATATGTGTGTAAGTATAACGCTTTTGTTCCATAAGAGCAACATCACGTTGCGTCATAATCCAGTTACCTAGTAGCTCGTACTCACTAAACCATTTAATGTTTGGTGTAGGAACACTGTCTGGATCTTCAGGAACATTATTAATTATCGCATCAAAAGGATCGCAGTTATTTCTTTCAATAAGAGCGTGTTTAAGTTTCAGCCAGTCCTCTTTATAAACAGGCATAAACTCTGTGACAAAACTATGAGGTACTTGACGTTCTATACCTAATGCATTTTGTAACACTTGGTAGTAACCCGGACTGTGTGTTTCGTTAGGCAGTATAAAATACTTGAGTAAGTCACCTTCCCATAAGTTGTACGGGTTTATACAAAATGTATCAGGGTCTTGTATGAGGATTACGTCTGCATCTATGTAATCTAGACTAGCAAGTTTGAGTGCTTGTTGATATAACCAACTATTGCGATAGTCTCCAGGGATCCACCAGTTACGCACAGATGGATATAGACTATCCATCTCACCATCAAACACATATTTAAATTCTGATGTGTCTAGGTACTTAGATAAAACTCTATCTAAAAATGGATTGTCTTCTGTAGTTTCACAATTTGTGAATATGTACGTTTCGTCTATACCCTGGATATAGTGGTCAAACTGTAAACTTAAGCAAGTATGTGGTATTCTATAGTGTGCAACAAATAACGCTCGTGCAACCTTCACAAAGTCATACCTTTGAAGGTATCTCCGTCAACGTCTTGTTTTGTGCCACCAATTACATAACTACTAAGTTCTACTTCTTGTGGTGCTACTTGTACTTCAGCACCAGCAATCCACTTCTGTGTCCACGGCAGAGGATTGCTTTGTCCTACTCTGTATGGCGACTCTACACCAATAGCAGTCATGCGCTTGTTGGCTAGCCATTCAACATAGTCTGTAAGTAGTTGCTTGTTAAGACCAATCATTGATCCGTCTTTAAACAAGTATTCTGCCCAAGCAGTTTCTTGTTCTACAGCATCTGTAAATATTTTCTGTATTTCTTGTTCGCACTCTTTCTTAATCTTAGCAAAGTCTTTGTCATCTGTTGGCAGTAACTTTAACAATGCTTGGGTACTTGCAAGGTGTACATTTTCATCACGAGCAATAAACTTAATAATTTTAGCATTGCCTTCCATTTTTTTAAGTTCAGCAAATGCCCAACTACATGCAAATGAAACGTAGAAGCGAATACCTTCTAATGCGTTAACACTATTGAGAGCAAGCCATAGTTTCTTCTTAAGTTCGTACTTGTCTATCTTATATGACTTTCCATTTACTGTATGGTCGCCTTCGCCTAATAGGCTATAAAACTGTGAGTAGGTAATAAGATCATCGTAGTACCCTGTAATCGCTTCTGCGCAGGTCACAATCTCATTAATATCAGTTAGCCCATCGAATACTTTTGCAGGATCGCTATACACATTACGAATAATATGTGTGTAACTACGACTGTGAATAGTTTCGTTAAATGCCCAAGTCTCTATCCAGGTTTCAAGTTCTGGAATTGTGCATAGAGGCAAAAATGCTAGATTAGGCGAGCGACCTTGTACACTGTCTAATAGGATTTGTCTTTTAAGGTTACTGGTAAAGATGTGTTGCTCATGCGCAGTTAAGTCTTTAAAGTCTTTGGCATCACGCATGACATCAACTTCTTCTGGTCTCCAAAAGAAACCTAACTGTTTGTCTGTAAGTTTTTCAAACTGTCTGTACTTTACTGTATCGTATCGTTGTATACCACTACCACCTTTTGGATCCAAGAAAGCCAATGCCTTAAGGTGGTTGTTGTTTTTCTGAATGTTAAAAACGCTCATTATTATATCCTATATTACGCAACTCTCACAGGCTTCGTCGTCGACTTCACCGGGTTGCAGTTCCTCTAACTTATTCACATCTATTTCACCTTGACCATCATAGGTGTTGAAATAGTATAACTGCTTGCCACCATACTTGTAAAACATCATTAGATGCTTTAACATGTCGCTCATTGGTATCTTTTCATCTTCGTACCACTGTGGATTGTAACTGGTATTAACACTAATACCCTGATCGATATACTTCTGTAGAACTGCCATAATCTTCAAGTAACCACTTGGGTCTCTTTGATCCCATAACAATTCGTATTTATTTTTTAGTCTGCGATACTCAGGTACCACTTGTTTTAACACACCGTCTTTACTTTGTTTTACACTAACATAACTGCGTGGTGGCTCAATGCCGTTAGTAGCATTACTAATCTGTGCAGATGTTTCTGCAGGCATAAGTGCCATTAGTGTAGCGTTTCTAATGCCATGCTGTTTAATCTCTTTGCGTAGGTAGTCCCAGTCAAACTGTCTTTGCTTGGGCTCTACTAATTCGTCAACATCACGTTTGTATGTGTCAATAGGAAGTATGCCATCTGCATACTTCAAGTTATCAAAGCCTTCACACTTACCTTGTTCTTTGGCAAGTTCCATACTGGATCTAATTAAGTAATAACTCCAGGCTTCTGCGTACTGGTCTACTAGCTCTAGTGCTTTGGGATCACTATAACTTGTATCGTTCTTTGCTAACCAGTATGCTAAATTAATGATACCAACACCTAATGGTCTGTATTCACGTGTGGCTTCTTCTGCCGCTCGTACTGGATATCCTTGATAACTTAGTAGTGCATCTAGTCCACGTACTGCTAGTCTACAAGGCTTCTCAAAATCTTCTGGAGATTTAATTGCACCCCAGTTGATAGCACTCAGTGTACATAGGGCAATCCTACCTTCTGGATCCTCAAAACTTGTAAGTGGTTTAGTTGGCAAGTCGATTTCGCAACATAAGTTACTTTGTTTAATTGGTGCTACTTCTTGCTTGAACGGTGAATGTGTATTTGCATGATCCACGTTCATTAAGTAGACACGCCCTGTGTCTTTACGCTCCTGCATAAAGGCAGTAAACAAATCAATTGCTTTGATCTTCTTCTTGCGAATGCTTGTCTTACGCTCTGCCTGCTCATATAACTCTTTAAACCGGTCTGCGTTAGCATAGAATGCTTCGTACATTTCCGGTACATCATTGGGCGAAAACAGGGTAATATCTCCCCCTTGGATAAGCCTTTCGTACATTAATTTGTTAAACTGAACGCCATAATCCATGTGGCGTACTCTATTGTCCTCTGTGCCTTTATTGTTCTTTAAAACTAATAAATCTTCTACTTCCAAGTGCCAGATAGGATAATATAGTGTTGCCGCTCCGCCACGCACACCACCTTGGCTACATGATTTAACAGCACTTTGGAATAACTTGTAAAACGGAATAACGCCTGTGTGATAAGCATCACCGTTACGCACTGGCGAATTAATAGCACGGATACGTCCCGCACCAATACCAATGCCTGCTTTTTGTGATACGTATTTTACAATAGCACTGGCTGTTGCGTTAATGCTGTCTAAACTGTCATCAGTTTCTACTAGCACACAACTACTAAATTGTTTTTGTGGTGTACGCACACCTGCCATAACAGGAGTAGGCAAACTAATTAAGTGGTTACTGATAGCATCGTAGTAATCATGTACCCACTGTAGTCTATCCTTTTCGTAGTCTTGGAATAGTGTTGCCGCAATTAAAATATATGCAACTTGTGGTGTTTCGTATAACTGTTTTGTTACACGGTTTTGTACTAGGTACTTGCCTCTAAATTGTTCCATAGCAACGTATGTGAAGTGTTCATCACGCTCGTGCTTGATGTAACTGTCTAACTTTGCCCACTCTTCTTCAGTATATGCTTCTAGCAGTCCGCTGTCGTAATAACCACGTTCTACATTTTTCTTTACAATGTCAATCAGTGTCCAAGGCTCGTACTCGTTGTAAACTTGTTTTCTAATATGATAGTTAATTAATCTACCAGCAACATACTGATAGTTAGGTGTCTCTTCTGAAATTAAATCTGCCGCACTTTTAATAAGTGTTTCTTGAATGTCGGCTGTTTTTATTCCATCATAAAATTGTAAACTGGATTTAATTTCTACTTCGCTTGCGCTTACACCTGTAATGCCTTCAGTTGCCCACATGACAACTTTGTGCATCTTCTCGATGTTTAAGGGCTCTTTGTGTCCCTCTCTTTTAGTAACTAAGATTTCGCTCATTGATTCCTCATAGGTATTGTTCTAGTTGTAGGTCCTTAGCGAAGTATTGACACATCACTCTTAAATCTGGACTAACATGTTTTTTATTTACTATCTCCATCCACTCGTAATTAAGTATATATTTTCCATCGTCAATCGATACTATATAGCGATACTCTCCGTTCTCAAGCCCTATCTCAACACTATATGTATGTTCATTATGTCCGCTTAGATACAAAGTATATAGGATTCCAAGACACTTTGCAAGTTCATCATAGCCAGAGTCTTCTAACAATTCCCAAGGGTCTGGCCACATCTTTGTAGAAGTGTAATCCATCCAGTTACTAATAATAGGAGCATAAGACCACAACTCTAACGTGTCCTTAAGTGCTTGCTCGAAAGGTTTGTTTTCTATTTGATGTCTAAAGGCAGCCCATTCACGGATGCGCTCCGAAGACTTTTGGTACTGCCAAATCATTAATAAAGATATCTAATTGAGTATTTCATTGTGGCATTGTTGCCAGTTGATGTTGTTGCATAGTTAATGGTACTTGTGTTAGTAGCAAATGTAACTGTTAGTGTTACACCCGTTGATGAGTCTTCTGAGAAGTCATCGCTATAACCAACACTTGTACCGTGACCTATTCTTAATGTTCCTGTTCTGTATGTTGTGCCACGTACAATGCTATAATCTATAATAGCACCGTGTGTATATTTGCTGTCAGCAAGAGTAATACCTGTTGTTGTAGTAGATGTGTTATCAAGTAAAGTTACTGACTTGCCTGCTTCTTGTCTGTGCGCACCGTACTGAATACTGTGATCAGCAATTATACCGTAACTTGATAAGTTATTACTTTGTATTCGAGGTTGGACAAGATCATCTGTGTCGTTTCTTTCGAAATGATCACCTATGCTGTAATTGCCTGCAGATGCAAACTGTATTACTGGAGCCGTCTGGTTACCCGCACCATTGTAAGTGTTTCCTACTTCATAGAAATAGTTGAATGCTGATACTATATGTTTGATTGTAGAGTAAGTATGTATAGCACTATTAGATATTCTATCAAAATGGCTATGTGAAACTTTTAGTCCTCTTGGTCCTTCGTCCTGTGGTGAAGATCCTGTTAAATTCTCACCTACTTTAATGCCTTTGAAAAGCTCATCAAAGTGACTTGCGTTAATTACTATGTTTCTACAATTATAGTCTAATTCTAAACCAAATGTGTTATTAGTAAAGTAACAGTTTTCAAAAGTAATATGTTGACTAATTAAAACGGCTGTGGACTCAATCAATACGTTTGCTTTTGCATCTGTAACAGTGGTAGGTAATGTTAAGTTACCTTTAAACTTAACGTCATCAAAATGAACATGTTGTGCAGAACTAAGTAGAGCAACATGGTTTGTTGTGCTATTCCAAAATGTACAACCAGATACTTCAATATACTGTGGTCTTGTGGCGGCGTTTGTAGCAATACCAGCATCTGTCTGTTGTAGACTATCTGCTAATTTAAAAACGTAATCTTCGCCACTGTCTGTTTGTTTAATAATTGTTGACTCTGCACCTTCACCAACAATCTTAGCGTAGGTTGGAATCTTAACAACATCACCAGTGATCTTGTAAACGCCTGCCGGAAAGTATAATGCTCTACGAATTTCTTCATTTACTTCTAAACAATATAACTGATATAACGCTCTGTTGATGGCTGCTGTGTCGTCTGTGGTTCCATCTCCCACGGCACCAAAATCTCGCACACTTACGAAGTCATCAAACTTACGTTGTAGTGTTCTCTCTATGGGAGAACTAGAACTTGTGCCGGTTGTTACTGTATAGCCAGCGGCTTCGCCTTTGTATGTGTATGTTTGGCTTGTGTTTAGTAAGTCACTAAACTCTGTAAGGATCTCTGTGTTACCCAATATAGGTGCACCTTCTTCAAGTGTACCATTACCAATGTATAGTTTTCTATTGTCTACTGACCAACCAAGTTCAGCCGCTGATAGTTGTGGTAAGTTATCTGAAGTTCCACGTCTATGTTGTATGCGGGATATTTGTAATATTGCCACGTTTAGAGTCCTTAATAAATGTGTTTTACTTATTTATTATAAAATTGCTCTACTCTATCCCACCATTTGTTTTTCCAGAACTCTAATTCGTCACCTTCTATCTCAAACTGTTGGTAGGTTAGATCTCTGCTACACATTAGAATTACACCACGCTTTATTTTAGTTTCGTGTATTTTATCGTGGGCGCAAATATACGCACTTAATTGCAGGAAGTAATCCTCAATCCATTCACGTTTTTTAGGCTTATTAGATTGCTTAAAATCGAGAACAGCAGGCTCACCTTTAAACATACCCACACAGTCTGTAGTGCCTGCATAGAGTCCTGAGTAGTATAAAGGTACTTCAACACCCCAACACTCATTCATGTCTTTTAAGCCAGTGTCAATTACTACACGAGCCATCTTATCTGCTTGCTGTTGTATTAGGTTACTGCCTGGTTTGTCTAGTGTGCCTAGACAATACTCTTCCAGTTTCTTGTGCATTACTGTACCAACATTGGCGGCTTCAGTAACAATCTGTTGCGCCTTGGCTTCGCCTACACGTTTTTTCCAGTTAAGTAGTGCCTGCATCTTTTCAGCAGGTTTAGTTTTGTCGAGAATAGTAGTTACAGATGGAACAGCATCTCCCTCTGGTGTGAGGTAATGTCTTTTTCCGTCTATGTTTTTCCTACTGATTGTTTTGTATTCGTAGCGTTCTGTTATCATTGATTACCAGGTAATTTGCCAATAAAGCTCAGTACCTGTTGTTGATTTGCGGACAATATCATATCCTAGTTTTTGAAAATGCGAGATGACTTCTGCCATCTGCTCGGTTTTTACTGCGTCAGTTGTTGTACCTTGCCAGGCTGTATAGTATGCTCGCCCAGTTGAATCAGCATTGGTCATTACGCTACCAGTAATAGTAGTACCGTTAATAGTAACAGTAGTTGAACTTGTAGCAGTTATAGTGAATACACCTGAACTAATTGCGCTTAGTACACGTTGTGTTAAGATTGCAATCTCGCCTGCAACTACTGCGTTGCCTTGCGATTGTTCACGTGCGTTTGCTGATGTAGGTAAAAATGCCATGCTAGTAATCCTTTAGTGTATTTATTTAAAAGTAACACTTTCTCCACATCCACAACTTGCTATTTCATTTGGGTTTAGGAATACTAGTTTATTGTTAAGTCCTTGTACTTGCATGTCAACTGTTGTGCCGTCAAGCCAGTCCTCATGCTCAGGCTTCCAAGTATATGTTATTTCACCTTGCTTGCTAACTTTATACCCTTCTGGTACTCCATCTAGCCAGTCAAGTTGGTAACTATAGCCTGTACAGCCTTCTTGTTTAAAACTTATTTGTAGTGTTTTGTTGTCGCCTACGTACTTGTAAAAGTGATCGTATGCTTTAGGTGTGAATGTAATCATGTTTTTATTATAACAGATTACTGTCTACGATTCAATGCCCTTTTAGCCATTTGGTTAACTTTAACTTCTGGTGGCATATTGCCTCCGCCTGGTTGAAGTTCGGACATTCCACCGTCGAGGTTTAGAGTAATCATGTTACCCTCTACGTTTTTAATTAGGTTTCTTATTGTTGGGTTGTTAAACAACTGTGTAATACTAGCAGAATCTATGTGTGTGCCAGTGTTAGCAACCATTTTAACTAAACTGTCTACAGTAATGTTTGGTTGCAGGTCTCGGTCACTTGCTCTGCCTTTTAAGAACTCGAGAACAGAAGCCAGTTTTGCAACCAGCTTCTGATCATTTTCATGCAACTCAGAAAAGCGCATTAGCGCATCTCTCTGCCGACTGGCTCTTCCTCTTCAGGTTCCATTACAGGCTCTTCTGCAGGTAACTCGTCCATAGCAGGTTCTTCTGCAGGCATCTCACCAGCCATTGCAGGCTCAGGACCTTCACCAGTTAATACTTTACTAGCATCATCTAGTGCTGTCTTAGCGGCTTTCATAGCATCTAGCAAACCTTGTAATGTAGCACTTGCACTAGCAACATACTGTGTGCCTTTGCCCTCACCCATTTGGTCATTAATGCTATCGCCTAATGGTGGTAAATCTTCATTAAGCATTTCGCCTAAGTCTTCTACCATGCCTTGTAGTCTGTCAGTAATATCTTTAGCGGCTAATAATGCTTCAGCAGTTTGAAGTTCACCTTCAACTACTACTTCTACTTTACTGTCTAACCATTCAGTTACACTTTCTTTTACCATTAAAAGTTCCATGTAACGTGGGTTCTTCTCAGCAGAGTGGAATGCACTACTGTTGCGGATTTTTGTTAATCCTGACTCAATAGTTTCTAGTAAGCCTTCGGCTTTTTGTACTGTCATTTTGTTAAAGTTGACAGCAAAGCCAAATCTGCTTTCCATAACTTTTGTTGTGTTCTTTTTCTTTAAGTCGTTAAGTTGCATTTTAAGAATTCCTAAATTTAATTGTATTTAGCCAGAAAGATTGTTTTCTTACATTCTTGTTCTGTGCGTTGTTTATGTGGGAGTGCCTGAGTGTACCTAGCATAGTACAAAAAGAACTTATCTTTATCATCTTCTTTGTAATACTTTGTTAGTCTCTGTTTATAATGCTCAACGTCATGTGAGTAGTTTTCTAGTTTATGGTCTAATATAGCAATACTGTTGCAACGATCCATGTTACTTAGTTGGTAATAACTTGCGTAACAGACTGCATGTTTTTGTTTGTAAAAACGATGGCGAGTGCCGCCAGGCAGTGTTATCATATACCCATTTTGGTCTTTCTTAACTTCTAACTGCCCTACCATGAGGCTATCTCTACCTGATGACCAAAGTAGGGTAGGATTCTTAGTTAAGAGTTCAGGGAGGTGTTTATCAGTAAACTGTTTAAGTTTTTTGGCGGCTTGACGTTTCACTTTGTCTATGCGAGTACTTTAATAATAAGTGCTAGTAAAGCGGTAGATAGTACGCCTATTACGCCACCAGCAATAGTAATTAGTCTATTATTGATTGACCGTGTAATTTTGTTCATATCCTCTTTTATACCGAGGACGTGAGAGGATAAGGAGTCCACACGTGATTCTAGTGTCTTAATATTTTTATTCAATTCTTCGTACCTTTCGGCACATAAATCTACGTGAGCCTCGAGAGATTTCTTCTCGATTGTTTGGGACTTAATTGCCACTACTCTTATCTCCTAGTTAGAGTTAATGTAAAATCCATTGCCAAAATAGTCGAGCCTAAGTAGTGCCAGTATGCCTAAAAATGCCTTAATTAATGTGCCATAACCACTCGTATTTAGTACCTTTATGTACGGACTTTAAAGTATGTGTTTATCCCTAATTGCAACATGGGAATATCTATACTAGCAGTTTCATGTAGTCCTAATATAATAGGTATGTTTTGGCTGTCTTGTTCAAGTGCGGCTACAGGATTGTTGCCTTGTTTATAAACATCAGGCTGTTCTGCACTAAAACTAAAACGCCATACATCCTGTATGCTTTCCTTATCTTCAAATTCGTAAAGAGACAGGTTTTGTTTTCTTAGACGTCTTGGATCTTCTAAGTATACGGGTTGTCCACGTAAACTAATAACTTGTATTAGTGTTTCGTAGTTTCTTTGTTGGTTGCGACTACGAGTCCATGTCACTTCGTCGTTAATAATTTGGTCAGCATCATCTAAGAACATTGGCATACCTTCTTTATAGTATGCAACAACTCCGGTCCTAGTTATGTCTACTAGTGTGTAGCAGTCTACTAGTCCAGCACCTTTGGCTTGGTTACTTGCTGAACTATAACCGTGTGCTTTACTCATATGAAAACTTGCCTTCGAACGGTTCAGGGTTTTCGTTATGTAACGGGTCTATGTGTTTAAAATACCTTGCCCATTGCACACACTCATCTAAATTAGGATGTATGATACAATCTATCGTTGTGTAGTTAAGCATTTCTGCAGTAACGAATCTGTTACATCCCATTTTTACACCCCATATCATACCGTCTTCGTTTATAATAGGTTTACGACTTATTCCTGATATTGCCTGTGCAATCCATAATCTTTCATCAACTTTACACACATGTATAGGGTACCACATCCCCTGTTCTTTCATAGTTGGCAAAGTTTTCCATTGTTCTCTGCCGTCCTTGTGTAAAGTCATAGGGCTTAGTTTACTTAATGGGACAGTTTGTATTCTTGAATCTCTGTATATACTTTGACAGTTCATAAAAAAAGGCACACAAAATATGTATGCCTTTTTATTTATAGTGCTAAGTTGCTATTATGTTAAATCTAAGCCAGGCTCTGTAACATCTGTACCTGTAACATTGATTGAGTTCAATGTTGTAGTAGCACGAATAGATGCTTGCAACGCTGCCGCTGTCCAGCTAGAACCTTCAACTGCAACACTGATTTGACCTGTGTTGTCGCCTTCTACCTGATATGCTAAGATTGTTGCACTTCCTTCGTTTGTGCCGTCTGTGTAGTTTTGAACAATTTGTAAAATCTTTTCTACACACTCGTTAGGACCCATTTCTGTTCTCATGTCCTGGTTAGAATCAGAACCGTTTTGAACAACGATTTTGAAAAATGCTAATTTACGTCCTGAAACGTCTACTAGTTCGTCTGCTGAAATATCGCCAATGTTTGCTTCTGATCTGTCGTATGTCACGTTACCTGATGGTGAACCGTGTACTCTTGTTAAATCTGCCATCTGTAAAACTCCTTAATTAAGTATTTGTAGTATTTATACTAGTCATAAAAAAAGGCGTATATGAAATACGCCTTTAGTGTTACTAAGGTATAAAATTATGATGTTGCTAATTTCATGCCTGTGTCTGTTACTGTAGAACCTGATACGTCAACTGAGTTGTTACCAACTGTTGTACCTAATGCTCTTACTGCTGTCTGCATTGTAGATGCTGTCCAGTTAGAACCAGCAACCATTACACTGATTTGACCTGTTGTGTCGTCCTCAACTTGGTATGCTAAAATTTCACCACCGTACTGTACATTAGAAACGATAGAAGCCTGAACTGCCTTAAGATTTGCTTCAACAGAATCACCTGTATCGACTTCTGCTTGTAGGTCTACTGCTTCTGCAGAACCATTCTTAACTATAATTGCCATCCATGCACATGATCTACCAACGTTTGCAACTGTAAGTGTTGCGTCCAATACGCCGTCTGCATCTGTATCGCCTTGGCTAAGGTCTACTGCAACTACGCCTAAAGGATCACCGTGTACTCTTGTTACGTCTGCCATTTTAAAACTCCTTAAATTTTATTGCCAGTATTATTACTGACTTAATGTTATTTATTTCAATTCTTTAAATTTTGACCAATATACATCAATATATGGGGTGTCGAGTCTAACATTTTGACGTAGACTAACTATAGTGGTCTTTTTCTGTGTATCACTATAGTTGTTCCAGTATCCAACCAAGCGTCTTATGTTTTTAAGTTCGCCGTCTTGTATTTTAAGACTGCTTTCTAACTTAGTTAATAGTTCTCTGTCTCTAGTGATATGTCTATTGTCATTAATAATGTCCAACAAGTAACGTTTAATACCAAACATTGGTACGTGTACTGTCTTATCTGTTTTAAGATAAGTGTCGTACTTGTCTTGATTACTAAGAACACTTATAAAATTGTACATATCAGTTTGAGCAGCCTTCATTCCCGGAAAACCTCCAAACTGATATGTTTTTCTAGCATACTGTTTAACCCAGTCTTTGTCATAATGTCTAATTAT